ATCAGCAAGGGGTATGCCTTGCCAAGTAAGATTAGAGGGCTGTATGCCCGAAAATGAAACCGTAGTTTATGCCCACATGAACGGTGGAGGCATGGGAACTAAGGTATCAGACCTGTTTGGCATGTATGCTTGTGCCAGTTGTCATGATATTATAGATGGCAGACGACAGTTAGACCCACCTATAGAAAGAGAGTGGCTTGAACTACAGGTAGCACGAGCAGTATTTAAAACACAGAAAATACTCTTGCGTAATAACCTTATTAAGTTATAATACTTCTGGGTATAGTTTTTTTTTACTTCATTTAGTGCTTACAACTTTGAAGTCTATACCCTTTTTTAATATTAGGAGTAAGATATGAAAGAGATGATTGAAAAAGTATTAGCTGATAAAAGCCTCACGGTTTTTTTAGCTATTGTTATTGTGGGCTTGTTGCTTGGCTGGGTCGGTGGCTAAAGATAAGATACACAATAGTATAACTAACCCCTCGCATTATACTAAGGGCGAGATAGAGCCTATTGACTTTATCATTTCTCAAGACATGAACTTCTGTATTGGGAATGCCGTTAAATATCTTGCGAGGTATCAGTATAAGCATGAGGGCGAGGGTCAGATACAAGACCTAAGAAAAGCTATGCAATATATCCAACTACAGATTGACAGTATGCTATAATGATTAGTAGAGTTATACAAAAAGATAAACCTAAAGAAACAATATTCAAAAGTTTAGTCCAAGATTACTTCCTTGAAAACCCAATGAGTAACGAAGCAGTTGTTACGATACAGAAGTCTAAGCGTTCAGACGCTCAGAATAGACTGTACTTCTACTGGGTTGATATCTTATCTAAGGAAGTAGGTTACTCAAAAGATGAAATGCACTTAGTGTTAGCAGACAAATTCCTACCCAAGATCGAATTTACAACTAAGAAGGGTAAGAAGATTTCCCAAATACCCTCAACAAGAAAGTTAAGTATCGATGAATTCATAGATTACATTTGTGAGATAGAAATGTTTTCTGGTGAATGGGGTATCAAGTTACCACATAATCAAGATTATAAAATAGCAGTTTACAATGAGTATACAACGACATGAAGAGTCTATAAACGAAATAAGAACGAACATCCAAGACGCTTTAGAAGTAGCACGAGAGCAAGACGAACCCAGAGATATGGAAATAAGATTTATATTGTCTATTGCTATAGATAAACTAGAATCTTTAAGGTATGATTTGTACTCAGAGATTTGAAATAAACCCTGTACCAGCAAGTAGACCAAGAGTCAGCAGGTGGTCTACTTATTATCCAAAGAAGTACACTAAGTTCAAACAAGACATGGAAGCACTAATCAGTGAGTTAGATACGACTCTCTCTGAAAAGCTAGTCCGTGTTGAAATAGACTTTATGATTAAGATACCAGAATCATGGTCAAAGAAAAAGAAACAAGAGTTAAACAACACCTACTGTAGTAACAATTCAGACATTGATAACTACATCAAAGCGATATTAGATTCTTTGAATGGTGTTTTTTTTATAGATGACAGACAAGTAGTAGAGATATTTGCTAGAAAGATATATAGTAATAAGGGTTACATCTTGTACAAACAAAAGGAGATAGAACAAAATGACGAGGTTAGAATTATGTGACGCATTGGCTACAGATTATGCACAAAGAGCAAAAGTATTAAGTCTTAAGTTTGAAGAGGCTTATCAAATATACTATAAAAGATGTGAGATACGAAGTTATGATAATCTGATTGAACAATACCAACATGGAAACCTACTAACTAAATCATCTAAAACACCAAGACCTAAATTAAATAAAAACGAGTACATTGTATCAGCACCAGCAGACGATGATTGCGAAGATGGTGTGTGTAAACTTTAAATACATTCTCTATACTGGTATATAATACATCTTATTTGATTGAGAAAAGTTATGAACGAAGCAACAGAACAAATTAACATTAAGATTAATAAGCGTGATTTAAAATTTATAGACGCTAAAGCAGAACGATATGGAATAAGTCGTTCGTCTTTGCTGAAGTTGATGGCTTTAAACGGAGAGTTATCCGTAGCTAATTTAGATAGAGAGAAATTAAGATTGCCAGTTACCTAATTTAGGAGGGGTAATCCTTACAGGGAGTACATCCTTGAGCACTATCACTCCCTCCATTATTCATGAGGTGGTAGTGTAAAGTTAAAAACTACAGTTGATGTGGGTATGTACAATCAACAAAGGCGGGGTGTTAGGTAGCATCCTTTTAGCAAGTTTACCTGTACTTGTGCCAACAAACAGGTAACTAATCGTACTTCCTAGCCCTCTTTATTCTCTCATTGTATGATGGTGCTTGACTATCTTCGATAAATCTATCGAACTTATCTAGGTATTTGTCATACCAACGCCCACGAAAAAGGCCAGGAACGATAGTATCGTCATCCTCTGAACCTTCAAAGCGTTCATACCACCTAGCAAAGACATCAGACTTATCGGTAAAACTACCATCATCAAATGCCTCTTGTATTTTTCTTTGATTCCCTGCACCTATAACATGAGGTGGTTCTTTGTCATAGATGTTAGCGTATACAAACTTAGTCTGAGCATCAGCACTATCTTCTTGCTCAGTATCTTCTAAGTAATCTAAGTAAGATGTAAGGTGTCCTCCAGTAAACTGGAATAAACCATATCCTTTTTGTTCCTTAGTAGTATTCTCTATCTGGCGAAAGTCAAATGTTCCACCAGTTTCTACATCAATGTTACCTAGTAAAGCAGGTATCTCATCTGGTTCGAAACCTGCCCTAAGTAATGATTGTTCAATCTCTTCAGAAGTCATACTAGCCAAACAAAGCCTTGACATCATCAGAAATAGCAGGAGAAGATAAATCTTCAAACTCTTCTTCTTCAATTTTTTCATACTTTTGCTCTTCTGGATTCCATTGTAAAGTAGGTTCTTTAATCCACGCTGGTTTACGACCATACATTTCAAGTGCTTTATCATACCCCTCTTGTGTTTTCCAGTAATCATCTTTCTCATCAACACTCATGATACCACCTTCATCAGTTTGAAAACCCATAGTTCTTTCAGAAGGCTCTACTTCTTCACCTTTGGCTCTACCACCACCCATTTCTAAATCACCACCTTGAGATGAAGGTACTGTTTCTACAGGCTCAACCCCTGTAAATTTTCTACGAGCAGATTCTTCATCTGTTCTCATATCTTTATCAATAACTCTTTCATCCATTTCTTCTTTGCTTACTGTAATAGGTACTTCAAGTCCACCTTTACTACCTGCTGCTTCTTTAAAATTCATTGGAGCACCATCTACATTCTCTGGTACAAAATTACCATCAGCATCTCTGTTGCCAGTAAGTCCTCTGTCGTCAGAAGCGGCTGCTTTAAAATTCATAGCCTTGCCTGTTTCTGTTTCAGCTTTTTCTGCTTGCTCGTCAGCTTGTATTTGTTTAATCTCAGCTTTTGCTGATTCTATCATAGCTTGTAACTCTGCTAATCTTTCTGCTCTTTTTACCATTTTAATCTCCTGTTTGTTTATGTTCGTTTATATATTGGAAAACCTAACGCACCTAAAACTGCTGCTTTATTTGCATCAGTTAATGTGTAATTGTCATCTGTAACTAATCTTTTCCATGGGCTTACAGATATTGGTAGTTTACCTAATCCCCAAGAAAATAATTCTTTTGGATTTGACCTATCCATAGTTGGTCCAATATAACCAGTATGTTTAAGTGATAAATATTCTCTGCCAAGAAATATTTCTGCTACTGTTTTAGGTAAAGTAGCAGATTTGTTAAGACCTGTTTGTAATGGGTGCATTAACCAGTGCATTGGTTCTGCAATTTGTTTTGATACAACCATTTCTTCACCACCACCTAAATTTACCCTACCTCTTAACCAAAAATCTTTTAAATCTAAAGGTGTATCTTCATCAGACATAAATGCACTTGCCATATAAGCCAACATAGATGTTGTAATTAATCCTCTAACAAAATATCCTGCGTATTGGTGCCATTCTGCTATTTCTTTTGCATTTAATTTACCGCCTTTAGCTACTTTAGTTACTAAATCTTTTGTCATTCCCATGCCACGAAACGCTATGCGTATATTTGATATTGTCCAGTCTGGTGAAAACAATACTAACTGTGCATATTTTGCTTTACTAGGAGTTGTTGCTAAAGCAATCCAATTATACAAAGCACCCTTTGGATTGTTTGCATTTTCTATTGCTTTTTGTTGCCATTCTATAGCTAATTTAGTATGTCTTTGTCCACCAAACGCATCATTAACATATTTAGAAGCCATTTCACTTGCTTCATGTTCTGATAATGGTCGCCATTTTTCTAAATATTTTTTAGGTACTATTCTTGACAAACCTCTTGGGGTGCTTGACATTGCTCTTTCTTTAGCAGTTAAGTATGTAAACACTTTTAATTGGTCGTGCATTACATCCCAAGTTTGTTTATCAATCCAATCTTGGGCTTTACCTATTGGTGGTAAATGTTTGTCGTAAAATGCTTTAACCGAGCTATAACCTGCATCAACAAATTCATTTGCTTTGACACCTATTTCTACACCATAATCAGCTAACTCTTGTAACAATTTAGCTTGTGTAAAATCACCTACTTGGTCTGGAAGCACATTACCTACAGGTAAAATTTCGCCAGTTTCTTTATTAAATTTGTAATTTCCTTCCCATTGACCATCCATTAATGCTCTTACTTGTTTCATTTTTGCTTTACCTTTTTTGGTAAAAATATAAGCACCTGCATATGCAGCTGATAAAACTAAAGATTGTGCATGGAAAAATGACAATGATATAGCTACTCTTTTCATAGCATTATTAAGTGCTATTACTTTATCCATTAATAAAGGTGAGCCAACACTTGTATAAAAGAAATCTTCTAATGAATTTTTTATTAACGGATGTACATAAACATCTTTTAATGCAGGTTGGTCAACTGTTTTATAACCCATTTCTATGGCTCTTTTAACATTTTTTTCTGTACTACTAACAATAACACCCATTGTTTTTGTACCATCAACAATACCAACTTTTTTCATAACATTAACTAGATGAGCACCTGCTATTGCTTTAGACATAGAACGACTATATGTATCTAATATTTTAAATACATCAGTTTCTATTCTTCCTGCGTATCTTTTCTTTTTACTTAATGCTTCAATAGTATCGTTTAATGTACGAACCATTTGATTTTTTGTTGTGTTTTCTAATTTTTCACCTAAATGCTTAACAAGTCTTTCAAGTTCTGCACCTTTAGGTGGCTTGTTTTTAAATATATGTGCAATGTAATCTGTTACAAATTGATTATTTTTTAATATTCCATATCTTTGTGCTTCTTTTTTAAATGTTAACATTAAATTTCTAACTGCGTCAATTGCATTTCTTTCTTCTTGCGTCAATTTTTTCATTGCAGCTTGTGTACTTTTTGTACTATATGTTTCTACAAAAGTAAGAAATTGTTTATGTGTCATCTTAGGGTCTTTACCTCTAAGAATTTTTGCTACAACTGTCATAGTTTTACCTGTTGACATTTCTAACATTCTTTTTAAACTTTTACTTTTATCAGCAGCAGAATAAAATTTCATCCGCATTTTTGCTTGATTAACATCAACACCTTTAATGTATTTTCTAGCAACAACTCCTGCAACCATACCCATTAAAGCACCATAACCCTTATCTTCAGAAGCAAAAGCTGTTCCTATAGCACCACCAACAACAGCAGCTTTTCCTACTTGTCTTAATGTTGCTTCTTTAGGAGCTGAAACTGTGTCATCAAATCTATGTGAAAATTCTTCTTCACCTCTAACGACTTTCTTTTCTTTTATATTGTTTTTGCCTTGTGTTTTTTCTCTAGCTTGACCCCATTTTTTATCAACAGTTGGTCTAATGCCTTCTTTTTTTGCATCAATTTTATTTTCAATTTCAAATTTTTTTGCAACATTTTTTTGTGCCAGACCTTCTATTTCATCTTTTGTATATTTTTGTTGACCTTTTATTTTTTGTTTTTTTAATCTTGCTTTTTCTTTAACAATTGCTTTTGTGTGTATTGTTGTTACATTTGCTTCTGATACATCTTTATTTGGATTCTTTTTAATCCAAGCATCTGTTAATACTTTTAGACTTCTTGTCCTCCATAAATCTGCTCTACCGTTATGTGATAACCCTTCTGGCAATATAACTTCTTCTGGAGTAACTGGTCTGTATTTTGGATTAACATCAGATTGTGTGTAATCAATATCTTCTGCTTCTTGCTTTGGTTTTTGTTTTCCTTTAATTTTTTTTGCAGCTTGTTCAGAACTTGTTTTACTTAAAAACCAATTTTTATTTCCTAACTGTCCAGATATACCACCAAAAGCAGTACCTAATAATGCTCCAAAAGCAATGCCTCTTTCAACATTTTCTGGATTTATATTGCCTTGAAAAGTTAAATCATACAAGGCTTCATACACTCCACCATATGTAGCACCTTCAACACCTCTACCTATTCCTGCTTGTACACGAGAATTTTGCATAAGACGACCAAGTTTTTTTGTGTATTTTGGTTGTATTTGCAATGCTCTATTTGCTAACTCAGCAGCTTTAATACCACCTTGTACTGTTTTAGCAGGTATTCCTAAATATCCTAACAATAATAGTTGTGGGTCTTTTACTATCATTCCTGCTACATTACCTAAAACATAAGCAGGGTCATCTTTCGCCATACTTGCAAAAGCAGACAATCCTTCAATAACTCCTAATTCTTCTTGGTCATATCCATATTTTTTTTGTACATCTGATATGTCACCTTCTCTATAATCATGGGCAGCAGTCATGTCATTTTTAAATTCTTGATAAGCAGCAGTATTTGCTTCATCATCTGCTTTTTCACCTGCGTTTAATTTTCTTGTTTTTTTAATATCATTATAATATTTTGCAAGTGCAATAGAATCATAGACTCCTACTAATTCACCCCATTCTTTAATTTGGTCGTCATACCATCTTTCTCTATCTTCATCTTCTGTACCAAAAAAGTCTTGACCCCATCTATATATCATAGATTTAGAATCATTCATACCAGACATAAAGCCACCACCTGCTTTATATTTAGGAGCAATATCTTTATAATATTGTATAGTTGCTTGTCTTTCTGCTTCTGATTTATTAGAATCTATAGCAACATATCCTATTTCTGGGATAAAAACATTAGCCATATTGTTGTTCTGCTCCAGCCATACCATCAAAATTTATTTCAAACCATTGTTGGGTTTCGGGATTATTAAAATTAACAGCACTTACTAATTCTGGATAAACTTTTTTTAATGCTTCAAATTCTTCTCGATTAAAAGGTGTAAACAAATTAGGGTTAGTTGCTTCCATTTCTTTGTAAGCATCTATTTTTATTTTAGCTGCTTCTTCACCTAATAGTTTTACGTTCTTCACTACATTAGAATTAGTATCTAAATCTGTACCATCTGTATTTAATGGTGTTCCACCAACTTCACCAATAATCATTTTTTCATCTAAAAATCCAGAAAATTCATTACTTGTATGTTTTTTAGCCCATTCTTTAAATGCCTCTGCTAATAAAATTTCATTTGACAAAAGACTATTTATTTCATTTATGCCCATTCCTTTTTGTCTTGAAACAAAATTTCTAAAATTTTTAAATTGATTCTCTAATACTCGTTTAGCTGCATTTCTTTTGTTTTCATATTGCGTTGTAGTATAAGCACCTGTTTTAGCATCTTCTGTTAATGAATTATATTTAGCAAAATAAGTAGGATTTTGTTTTTCAAAATAATCATCAACAAATTGTGGACTTAACACAGCAGATGTTAAACCAAAATTAATTTGGTCAAGTAAATCTTTTGATGGTTTATTAGCTTTTTGTACTGTAGCAGTTGCACTCATTAGTTCTGTTGCAGCTTGTCTAACTTTAATACCCATATCACCAAAACCATTAGCAAACAAATCATTAGCTAATGCGTTAAGTTCTTCTGGTGTATCTGGATTAGGATGTTTTGCTTGTAACTCATCAAGTAATTTTTGTTTTTGCATTTCTGGACTCATAAGGTCGTTAACTGCTGCTGAAAATGGATTACCCATTTTTCCTTCTGTGTAAGCTGCCATTTGACCAACACCATAACTGCTTAATTGTCCAACTTTAAAACTTTCATTAAACAATGCGTCATCTAAAGCACTCATTGTGTCATATTTATTTCCAAACATTCCTGCCATTATTATCTCCTATCCAAAAATTCCACCAAGCAAACCACCGCTACCTAGTAAAGAATCCCAAATGCCTTTTTTTTGTTTTGCTTTACCCATAGACAAACCAGACTCTACTCCAAATATATTTCTTGAAGCACCACTAACTCCTTCTACATTTTTAATTGGTATTGCTCGACCTTGATTTGTTCCAGCTTGTATGTATGGTATTTGTTTTTGACCCATTGCCATAGCTGTGCTTATATCACCTGTTTGTCTTGCTCTTTCCATATCATATAATTGTTGTGATTGTGCAAAAGCATTATTAAATGCTTCTGTATCTGCTGCTGCTATTGAATCTTCAACACCACTATACAACTCTGAGCCACCTGTAGAACCTAACATGCCTTTTGCATTTAATGATTCCATAGTCATGTTTCTTAAATTATCAGCTTCACCTGCACGAAGGTCTGCGTTTTGATTGTAAAGATACATTTGCATAGCGTATGGGTCGCCATCCATTGCAGCTATTCTACCTCCTGCACCGCCACTTTGTTTAAGTAAAGTGTCATATTGTGCTTGTAACTCTGGAGATAACCTCTCAGTTATCATTTTGTTTTCGTAATCTATATCAGTAGTACCCAAAGTATTATCACTAGAATAACCTGCTCCCATCTCAGCAGCTTTATCCATAAGGGCTATTTGCCTATCATACTCTTCTTTTGCTAGTCGGCTCATATCACCACTACCACGACCACCGCCCATAGGAAATGGAAATTGCATCATTTGTTTTGGTGAGTAAACTGCTCCTGTTCTAGAACCACCTGCTTTTTCATCAGAGTAAGTTTTAGCTTTACCTCCTCTGCGTGGGCCACCACCTGCTCCATAATTCATAACACTATTGTTAACTGCCATTCTATTCTCCTATGCTGTGCGTTTCCACATATACACTACTATATATGGCTGTAAAATGTCGTGAGTGTGTGCTGCTCCACCACCAGTTGAAGATGTAGTACCTCCACCTCCAGACGAATTCCAAGTTGCTCCGTGACCATATCCAGAACCACCCGAAATTCCACCGTGAGTATGAGCAGGCATTTCAGATATTGATAAAGCGTGTGCATCAGTCTCAGCACCACCAGTCGCACCAAGTGTATCAAATGTTCCGCTTCCTGCTTTACCTACTAAAACTCTACCTTCACCAAAAGCTACCCAAGTTCCCATACCTAACAAAGAAGCTGGATTTGTAGAAACTGCTATATTCGTATAGATAGAACCTACTGGATATACAATTGCGTTAATTGCTGCTGCGTCTAAAGCTGCAACTGCTGTTGTTACGAAAGCTGTACTTGCTGCTTGTGTTGTGTTTGTTCCTTGTGAAGCAGTTGGTATAGTTGGTATTCCTGTAACTGTTAAAGTACCTGCTACTGTTGCGTTGTTACTAGCAAAATCTTCACTTGCAGAACCATTAGTATCAGCTTTTGAATTAATTGCTGTTCTTGCTGTTGTAAATTCAGTATTAAAATCAGAGCCAGATATAACTTTCGCAGCATCACTATCCGAAAGTGCATCTTTACCCGACCAATTGACTGCGATAGTATAATCACTCATCTTATTTTCCCTTGTTTTGAAATTATTGCCAAATCTTGAATCGAAGTATTATATCCATTACTTAAAATAGATATGTTTAGTTTTAAATGTTTAGCACTACCTGTTAATGGTGTTGTATATTCTTGTAAACCATAGATAGGTGTAAACTTTGCAGCACCATATAAAGATGTAGACGCTCCCCACAGTGCTGTAGAACCAGTTGTTGCAGGTTGTAAAGATATATTTGTTGTTGATGAAGAATTTAAACTATAATCTTTATACCAACGCAAACCTAATGTTGCACCAGAGCCACCTTCTAAAACTAATATCATTCGTTTTAATAAAGCAGAGGTAACGCTTTGCCCCATTCTAATCCATATACTAGATACATCAGCATTAATAGGAGAATTAGTATAACTAGCAGCCGAATTAACCCAAGCCAAATCAGTATCAAAATATCCTTCATATCCTGCTATGCCTCCATCTTTTTGTCCTGCTACTAACCCAGAATATAATACAGACTGTATCATAGCAGAAGGCTCACGGTCATTATTAAATGTCCATGTTGTTACTCGAGGCGTACCTGCTGGTGTTGCATGTTTAAAATCAAATACATATGTAATATTTTTATCAGTAAAAGACATAATATATATGCCTTCGTTTTCTAAATAAACTGATTTAACTGCTGTACTAACAGCAATGTTTCTTATTAATGTGTCTTTAATAGATAAAGATAAATCTTGTAAAGGTAATTTATCTTTTTCAGTTGTACGAGCTAATGACCTTAATCCAGTTTTAGATAAGAAAACTAAATCATCAGCAATAGCTTGTACACTATCTCGTGCTATACAACCTACTCCTCGTATAACTTCATTAAGTGCTAATGTTCCACCCGATTCTGGATTATCATATATTACAATATTATTTTTACCAAATATAATTAACTGTCCATAAAACGGTGCTAATGCTACAATTTCATCGTTACCCCATACAGTTTTTAAATCAATAAAACCAGAACCAGTGCCAGTCCAATCATCTCCATCAAGCAAAACTGAATAAAATACTACATCTGGGGCTTCTGTAACGCCTCCTACCCACAACTTTCCGTATGCACCAAACCCACAACTAGGGTCAAATAGTGTACTTATAGACGCTGGGTCTGTTGTATGTGCTGCCCATCTTGAACCAGAACTTTGTGCTCCATCATATCTTTGTGGCACTACTCCTGTGTGTAAACAATGTAATCTTTTATTAAAATTAATAAATTGCCAATTGCCTGTACTGTTAGCAACGGTATGCTTAACATCAGCACCACTACTAGGAAAGGCAGCATTAGGAGTTGTAAAATCAACTGTGTAAATAGAAGTACCGTGACTAGCAAATATTTTATTAGTACCAGAATCATTATGCTCCACCATAGAACCTATAGCTGTGCCACTAGGAACTACTTTTTGTTTTAAACCTTTTCTAAAAGATATTCTACCAGACTCTCTCATAACTACATTATCAGCAGTTGTAAGATATGTTTGGTCTAATGTTGCAGGATTACTTTGTGTATTAATTCCATTAACACCAAAATCTTGTAAAGGTAAATAGTCTAATTGTTTAGCCATTATCTAAAATTAACAGTTCCTTGAGTAAAATTTTCTTTAACATACCAATCTGATTCATATTCAGTATTGCCACTATCTATCATAATTGCTTGTTTAATAGCTTCTCCAGTTTCTTGTGCCATAAGACTAGATTGTGTTCCACCATCTTCACCACGCTCTGATATGGCTCTAGCCCATGCACCAAGTATTACTGGTTTACTTGGTATTTTTAATACTGTAGCAGCAAGAGATAAATCATCTTGTGGCTTTACAATATCAAAAGATAAAGTTTGTGCTGTTGTAGGTACGGGAGATAAATCTATTTTAAGATTATTAGAAGCATCACTACCATTAAAAGCATAATATAAAGGCTCTCCAGTATCATCTGTAGGATATTTAACTGTGTTAATATATTGTCTACTTACTTGACTGAGATGAATTCCACTTGTATTATTTATAACATCTACAATTTTTAATTCTTGACCAGAACTTAAATTATAATTTTTAGTACCTGCTACTGTAGATATATTAACTGTTTCTCTTAAATTTAACCAATCATGATAACCTTCAATATTTCTTTTACTATCATTAATTAATGCGCCTATAGTTTTTTGATATGCTGATACTGTAGTAGAATCGTTTATTGCACCAGACCAATCGCTAGTTATAGTATCTTCTCTCAGCCGTATCAACACTTGATTTATTAATTCTCTATATGTCATACTTTATCCTTTAATTATTTTTCCCCATACTGAACCTCTGCCTTCTACAATGTCAACTACTTCTACTTGAAAATTACCATTGTCAAAAAAAGTTATAATTCCAAAAGCATGATTCCAATTATGTAGTCTGCCTTTTAACCATGTGTTGTTTTCTGCTGACATATCTTTTAAACAACCCATTGCCCAAGAACTAATGTTTCCATCTAACAATCTAGTAGCTGAGTATCTAGCTACATCGTGTACATGCCCATAAACCATATTTGTACCGTAAGCATCTAAATGTTTTTTTGCATGGTTATTACCTGTATACGCACCATGTATAAAAGACAACTTACCAATGGTTAAAACCTCATTGTACTTGCGATACTCATAGCCTCTCTCATCCCATTTACACGCATTTCTAAAAGTGTACTGGTCTAAGTATGGGTTTTCTTCTACAAACGCATCTAGCCATTCGTCATGATTACCAGCAAGAATATGTCTAGTGTTACACTTAACTTTATCTAATGCTTTGTCAAACCTGTCAATTTGTTTATTGACCTCTTTAATTTCTTTATCTATTTCTGGTAGTTGGTACTCTAGTGGTGGTCGTTTGCGTCTTTTGTATCTATGTCCAGACACAGAACTCCACTCTCCAACATCACCTAGATTAATAAATATATCTGGCTTTACAAAATCTATCGCTTTTAATACAACTTTGACTGCACTTTCATCATGTATCGGAAAATGCTGGTCGGGTATAACTATCGCCCTTTTCATTACTACCTACCTTTTGCTAATTGTGCTCCAAAGTAGAATTCGATTATCATTGTTGCCCATCTAAATATTTCATCAAACTTCAACATCCCTTCTACAGTAACATATTCTACTACATCTGGTGTCAATTGAAATCCTAATATACTAGCACCCTC